TCTCTCATTGATGGTGGATTTGGTATTACTCTACTACCACTATTTCGACTTGCAAATGATGTTCCGTCATCATACATATTGATGATATTTTCAATATGATAAAGACCACCTCTTTGAACAACTTCATTGGGGACAACTACATGAGCTTCACCAGGTTGAACATTGAGCGTAATCTGTTGACGATCAGATGTTGCACCAGGAATATCAATACCAGTGTCTTCCTTTACAATTCTACTACCAGATTTCATATCAGCACCGGGACGAATAATGTTATTAATTATTCTTTGAAATACATTTTGATCACCAGATACTGAATTATAGGTATCAGAGTTTGATATATTAGTTGGACTAGAAGAAGAATTATTGGCAAACATATTTACAGAAGGTCCAGGAAAATATTCTACAAAAGACATATCTGTCGATGGTCTATCAAAGGAACTCGCTGATGGCATATTTACTGGAGACCCAACAAAAGATTCTAAAGAATTCAAATTAAAAGATGGACTAAATTGATGGGGAATAAATTTATTAGTTATATTGTTTGAATAATTATACTTATCTCCACCAATAGCACCACCACCAGCAGCATAGTAGATACCATTTTTAACTTTTGGTTTATTTGCGTTGGGAGATCCATCTTCATTAAATTTCAAAGGATCTATACCAGTTTCCTTGATTGCACGATCACGGGCTTTCTCCGTAAGAACTATTTCTCCATCTGATAACCAACCTAAGTTTTTATCTACACCCCTTTTACCCCTAACAACACCACCGTCTGTTGCATCAAATAATTTTTCAGAAGAAATATTCTTGGTCTCATTAACCCCGCCACCAGAAAATTGTGGAGATCCAATGATATCAATAGAAGACTCTATATCATCCTCTTCTTTATTTTTGCCCGATATAGCATTAGCAATTGCCATTGTTCCTGCAACTGTGCCAGCAACAGCAAGACCAACCAATGCAGCTTTACCACCGAGAGGTAATGAAGATAAAAGTCTAGATACACCTTGACCAAATTTACCCTTTGCAGCCATACCTTTCAGATATGTTATAGCACCACCCAACATACCTATACCTTTTATAGTAAATCCAACCATTCCTCGAATGAATTTACCAAAGGATGTCCCAAATAAAATATATGAAGTAAGTATAGCAGGCCACCAGTCCTTCAAAAATCTTAAAATATTCTTAAGTTTCCCTTGATTTTCGGGATTAGATACCCAGTTTAAAATATCAAAAAATATCTTTCCAAGAAAAGTATTAGATATAAATCTAATAATATTATCAATGATATCCTTAACAGGGGATAGCATAGTTCTAGCAAATCCAGTTATTACTGCAAGACTTTTCTCAGATTCTTTTTCTCTTTGTTTCCTTTGTTTATTTTCTACTTTTATTCTTTCATTTCTTCGCTTTGAATATTTTCTAGCGATTTTTTTTGTTCTCTTCTGGTCCTCTTTTTCATCCTGGAGTTCTTGATATTGAAGTTCATGTAAAGCATCAATCTTATCTGACATCTCAACAAGATACGTTTCAATCGGATTACCTACAGGTTTGTTGGATTGTTGCGCTCTACTTCTCATCGCAGCGTCAAGATCATCAATATCAATCTTATTGGACTGAGTATTCAATAACTTATCCTTGTCTATAGGATTGTCTGATCTAATTGAATTAAGTATATTATCTAAACTTTTATCAAGTTCATCTGTTTTTTTATCTGGATCGTCTTCCTTAAAATTATCCCCCGTCTTAACTGCATTAATAAGATCATCTAAATTATTAGATGCTATTTTTCTTTTCTTTCTATCTGCAAGTCTCTTCTTGCGTTCTTTTATAATTTTTCTTGCTTCTCTATGTAAAAAAGTACTAGTGCTCCCCTCTGCAACTTTAAGAGGTAAGTCACTTCTTACCTTTGCAGATTTTGATAAAAACAATTCTGTAAGTTTCCAGACATCACCATTAGAAAGATTGGACGCTATATCCGGCCCCACAAGATCTTCTAGACTCTGCCTATATTTGATTATATCATCGGGATTTCTTCTGAGCATTTTTATTGATTTTGTTTTTGCTTTTGTTCTTCCTCTTCGAGGTGCTGCTGCAACAACATTACATAAACGTCACGTTCCCATGGGATCATATTTTCAATTTCTGTTAATGAGTATTTATGATACTGCATTAAAGCAAAGTTAAGTTTGAAGTAATTAACAAGATCCATGTGGGACATCCCTAACCGAAAAAAGATGCAAGTCCCTCCAATAGAACTTCACTTTGAACTTTTGTGTTAGGATTTCTAATCTTAATAGTATGAGATAACTTTGGCATTGTCTCAAAGAATTTTTCAATCTCTTTGAACTGAGATGAATTCATAGATTCTAAGAAGTCAAGCATCTCTTTTTTAGTACAATCAGAAGAAGACCATGCATCCTCTTCAGTAAAAATTGTTCCAATGCAAGATGCAACAAGTTCAAAAGATTTATCCATAGAAGCACCTTCACTAAAATCAAAATTATTCTTAATAAATTGATCTAAAGAAGGGTACTTCATCTGAAGCATGATGTCATCATTTACTTTGATCTTATCTGTATGATCTTCTTGCTTCTGAACTTTGATATCATCTAGATTAATCTTTACTTTAACCTCAGTAGTCTCATCATCAGGACAAATTAAGTTAACTTCAACTTGCTCACCTACAGACTTACCACGAATATTCAAAAATAAATATTCAATATCAAATGTGGGAAGTTCTTTCACATTAATTTTTGGACTAATAATACAGTTGCTGATCACATTTTTTATCGCAGTCGTAATCTGCTTCATGTCCTCAGTGTCAAGAGCAATGATTAAAAGTTTCTCTTCCTTGACAAGAAATGGTCTGTATTCGATAGTTTCTCCTGTAGATGGCAATTCAAGCTCATATGTTGGAGCAGCAATTTTTGGTAATGGCATAATAAACCAATAAAAAATTCAGGTATACTTTATTTAGTGGTCTATTCAGATGGTTGTTCTTTTTTTGGTGGGATTGCCACAGCAGAAACTATAAAGTATCTGGTATATGCCATAGTAACTGTACATTTCAATACAGAGGAAGTGTCGTAACCAACCTGCATTGAATTGATCGCTATTGGATAAGAACGAACAAACTTATATATCAAATGTGGATCATTTTCATGCTGCTTTTCAAATTTAGTAATTTCAAAACCATCTGAAGATACATACCCCTTACCATCTAGTCTGGGAAACTGCATCCTGTATGAATAATCATATCTATAAAGTTCTTTTTTATCTTTTGATTCACCTGATATATCACTCATCCACTTCTCAAAATATTTAATTGGCGTGTGATCTTTGTCAACATAAAATGTAAGATCAATTCTATTATCATAAGTTCTTCTATAAGGTATAAGTTCAGTAACCCCAGTTTGAGTATCTTTCATCTCATGGGTATCAAAACTTGATCCAGGCAATACAGTATTGGAACAGAGGATGCTTAATTCATCTTGTTCTAATTTTGCATTTTTTACCGATTCTTCATCTCCATCCTTTCCCCCCCTAGCAGGAAATTTAACTTCATAAAATGAAGTAAGAGATGGAGAAAGTATGGTACTCTTTATGCTATCAACATTTCTTTTCTGAATGCTCATGCCGTTGATAAATAGTATTTTAGATTGTTATATACTATGTATGGGGGAAAGTAAAAAAAGTGTATATCGACCATCATTTCCAAAAAAATATAAGGGAAATGTAAATAATATAATTTGTAGAAGTAATTGGGAGAGAAAATTCTGCAAGTGGTGTGATTCAAATCCAAATATTTTAGAATGGAGTTCTGAAGAGATGTGGATTCGTTACATCTCACCAGTTGATCACAAATCACACAGATATTTTCCAGATTTTATTATTACAGTAAAAGAATCAAATGGCAGTATTAAAAGATATTTGATTGAAGTAAAACCAAAGAAGCAAACAAAACCCCCAGTTAAGAAAAAGAATCCAACAAAATCATATATCTATGAGTGTACAACATATGCAGTTAACCAGGCAAAATGGAAAGCAGCAAAAGAATGGTGTGATGATCGTAAGATAGAATTTAAACTTATCACAGAAGAAGAGTTAGGTCTATGAAAAATTTATTTCAAAAGTTCTTTGGAGTTCTATCAAAAAATTCAACTCAAAAAGATAGGACAAGAAGAAATGTAGAAATAGGAAGACACCTTAGACAGAAAGTTAAAGGATTTGATCCAAGAAGATTCGGAAGAGCTTTATATGATCATGATGAAACTGAATTTGAGTTAGAATCAAGAAATAAAATTCTTGATATAAAAGATGATTTAATAGGACTAACATCCTATCAAAAAATGAACAAAATCATAGTTGCATTAGGAGAAGAAAGAAGAACAAGTTTTCCAATATTAGGAAGATATTATACATTCAAATATTCTCCAACAACAAAACAAGATAAGTGGGATGCACTACCTCTTGTTGTTTGTATAAATTACTTGAGTAGAGATATATGGGTTGGATTAAATTTTCACTGGGATGAATTGAGAAATTATAAATTAGATGGTATAAGATCTGGAATGTATGAGGTATATGAAGAAGAACTTCAGGATCTCATAGAAATTGGATATATGCAAATAGAATTTGATAGATAAGTAGATAAATAAATAAAAACCTTTATCCCAAATGGCAGAACCAAAAGTAGAAGATATAACGCGCTATGGTACAACCAAATATAGTTCTGATGTGGGGGTAACAAGAGGAGAAGCTTCAGAATATAATATAAAGTATGAAGATGAAAATGGTGATGAAAAAACAAAAAAAGAAAAAATTCATGTAAAGGTTACAAATAGATCAAATGTAACATATGATGATAAAGGAAAGCCAATAAAAATTGATATCCTGCCAGACAAAAGAAAAACAGAATTGTATAGATGTGAACCGAAACATTCAATGGACGATAACTATCTAACTCAGGAAAGAATAGATAATGAAGAGTGTCTTTTGTTATTCACACGAGATGAAGGCGATAAAGAAAACAGCACTACATGGCAAGCAGATCAGGGGAATCTAGATAAACTTGGAACTAAAATTGATGCCTTCGAAAATGCAATGGCACAAATACCCACTGACAATACTCTAGATAAAGATATAAGAAATACTGTTAAGGATATACAAGAAGGAGGAAATCCGATAGCAAGAAAAAGAGCAAAAGAAGGTACTACAGATGAATCTATAAGAGAGCATCTAGAAAATGTAGCAGGGCAGACGGATCCAGATGCACTTGAAGAAGAAGCAGCTACCGATACAACCTCTATTAATGCAGACAAACTTACAGAGGAACTTAAAGCAGAAAAAGGAACAAGATCTAACTATGGGACTCTTAGATATCCAACTGGAAGTAATCATAAGAATGATTTTATTATGTTTTCAATTTTAGAATATGTACCGAAAAAATTTAATGAAAAAACATTAGGATTTAAAGATAGAGATAAAGATAGACAAGCAAATAAGATAGGAACTATTACATTACCAGTGCCTGCAGGAATAAAAGATAGCAATCAAGTGGATTGGAAAGACGACAGCATGTCTCCACTGCAAGCAGGATTTGCACAACTTGCATTAGATGCTACAGATGGCAATAAAATTGATCAAGGATTTGATCGGGTAAAGGGAATGCTGGAGAATAGCTCAGTAACAGGGGAAAGTAGAACTGCAGTGAGAAATATATTTGCAGGAAGAGCAGTTGGTGTTAAAAATCTTGTTGCAAGAACACAAGGTGCAGTTATAAATCCAAATTTAGAATTATTATTTAATGGACCAAAGCTCAGACAATTTAGTTTTGTATATTTGTTAACACCAAGAGATGAAGATGAAGCAAAACAAATAGTCAGTATAATTAGAACTTTTAAACAATCTTCTTCTGTACAAAGAACAGACGCAAAGATATTTTTGAAAGCACCAAATACTTTTCAAGTCACATACCATAGGGGAGATACAAATGATGAGAATCCATATATAGGAAAAATGAAAGAGTGTGCCATGACATCCGTGGGAGTAGAATACACTCCTGCGAATGTTTATGCTACCTTCGAGGGAGGTTACATGACACAATATAGATTAACATTAACAATGCAAG